TAATCCTATATCTGTGAATGGATTGTCAGAACCACCGTAAACTGCTTCGATTTCGTAATTGTACACATCATTTAAAAGGTTTGGTCCAGTTTTTTCAAAACCAAATGAACGGAATGTTGTCTTATCATAGTAAATGGTATTCAAAACTTCCAACGTTTGTGTACTTAAATAGGGATTTATCAGGGTTGCGTTTTTAGAATATTCCTTATCTCCATCGACAATTCGCATACTAATCGTACCGCTGAGTCTGTCAGGGAATGAACTATAAAATACTTTGGTCACATCCGTTTCTATAAATCGTTCTGGATACCATCTATTTCCACTTAACGATACACTGTCGTATGTTTTACCATAATTATTATTTAAGAAGTCGGGCATAGACCACGAAGGCTTAGCGTACGTATCTGAATATGGGTACCACCCCCTTGTCTTTATTGTCGTATTCCCTCGGTGGATTCCTACCCCACCTTCACCCAACCTTGCACCACCGATAGAGGCACCTTGGTTTTCATACCAGGGAGTGTTATTGAATTTGTAATACGAGTATACAGTCCTATCCCATCCTTTTATGAGTTCGAGAAAAATTGGAGATCCAGAACGTAACCAACTTTCATCGTAGTACGTAGGAATTGGAAAGTTTGCACATTCTTCGCCATACAAATCGGACGTTTTGGAGAATAGGATATCCTTTAGTTCTCGAAACTTTATCTCAACTTCAACTTCCTGTTTTTCTAAGGCGCACAAAGGTAAGGCTAGTTCGGGTGATTTATAAAAGTAGAATGGTATTTCAATTTGAAAATCAAACTTCTTTTGTGTAAATTTCTTAGAGAATGTTTTTTTACAACCATACCAACTTGAAAATGTTGTTTGTGGAATTATTCCAGTTAAATTTTCAACACTTTCTTGCTGCCTTGAGTTATTGAAATACGTCTTCTCTATCGTGATATAGTTCGAGTCGAGACGTTCAATTACTGCACCACCGATGATGAGGTCTGCGTATTCTATGATACCTACACCAGCACCATCTTGATAAAATAGGTTCCACTCGTCAGGAATATCGTCAGCTTTAATCTTGAGTGTTATACTTTTGAGTAGATGACCTATGTTTTGTGGTAAGGTGAACTTTACATTCTTTCCAAATCCTATTGCTTCCTTTTTCAAACCCAAATCTATATAATTGATGGCGAAATTGGGACGCTTTGTTATCCGCTTGTGAAAGAATGTCTTTTCTGGATTTAAAGTTAGATGTGTATCATTTTCACCATATGTTATGACGTCTAACCTACCAGCCATTATTATAGATGAATATTAATATTTTAAGCCACATAACCCACTGTCGAACGAGAGAATGTTATAGTTTACTGCGTACAAGTTTAGGGTTGAATTGTAAAGGTTATTCCAAACCGAATATATAGAATTTGAGTCGGGTGTTTTAAATTTGAAAGTAAACTGTTGGTGGATGATTCGACTCATATTTACATGTCCAGATGGTTCCCCGTTTGACGAATCCATACCGAGAGAGTACACATAGAAAAGACCGTTTTTAACTTTGAACGTCTTGAACCACCCCAACGTATTTTCATCTTGACCACCCGGGCCGGTTAATCTTCGAACTGCGTCGAATGATAGGATATCATTAAGTGGTATGAATGTTTCGTCATAGTACGTCGAGCGTCTGTGCCAAATGAGACTCTCTTCAAGGATATCACTTGGTGCTTTGTATCTTTTTAGAAATTGGTCAGAAGACAAATCAATATGATCACCTGTGAATAAAACCTCATTATTGATTTTCATATTGGCATAATCGAGTTCTTCGTAAATATTTCCACGGTTTGTTAAATTCTCCCATGCATCATGTCTTAGAAAGAACATAAATTCTCTTGTAGGGTGTTTGAATTCACACATAAACGTGTGTTCCTTGTCGATGTCGGAAGAATCTATAACCTTTCTAATGCGTTGTGTCTGTGTTATGATGTACTCGAGGGGTCTCGTCTTGAAAAAATTTCGCTCCATTTCCATAAGATGATGGTAATCGACGTTTAATGAAATTTTAGCGATTTTCAAATTTTCTGAGTAATTCGTAGGCATGTAATTATTTTGAAATTCCACAGGTTCTTTTATTTTGACGTGTACTTCAAGTGAGTGTTTGTACATCGCACACAGGGGGATAGCTAAATGTGGGTTTTTGTAAAAGTAAAATGGTAAATCTAGATACAGAGGAACGTCTTTTGAGAAATGGGAATTCACGTTATATGAATCTCGATAGAGAATGTTCAAATCATCTGTCTCACTCGATCTCAATTTCATGTACATAGAGATATAGTCAGTCGTTAGACGATCTATGTGTTGTTTTCCTATAAACAAGTCTATGTAGTCTATAGTTGATTTCACGAACGAATCATAAACATTTAAGGTTATGTCTCGATCTACAAAAATTTTTAGGGTCATATTAGAAATCATATCACCAGATGTCGTAGAAATGGGGGCGATAATAGTCTTACCTCTATCAGGTTCACCATTAAATGGCATTTCCAGGGTCTGGGTTGTAAACTTCGTATGCCGCTTGAAACGATTCACAAAGTAAGACATCTGAGGCTGACCTGTTAAATAGATGTCTTGTAGGCCGGTAACGATGATATCAGAACGCCCAGCCATTCCTATAAAGTAATGACTTTAATTTTTTAACCGAGTAAGTCAATTTCATGTTCATATGTTTGAGAGAGTAGAACAGTTTTTAGGTCTCGCGTAAATGAAATAAACTCTTTTGGAATGTCGCCCCACAAGCGTTCATTAGATACAAAAGCATCAACAGCTCCATCCCTCAAGAGGGGTTCGAGAAGTGTCCAATTGGGCTCATTGTATTTGATTTTAGTACACCCCCTCGCGAACCTTCTTGAGTAGATGTACCACGCAGCGATACTCTTGTAGATGTTTATAGGTTTCTTCCCCTGTTCGAGACACTTCCGAAGAGAGGGTACCACAAACGTGTGAAACTTTGTAAATCCATCCATACAAATTCTATCAAGTTCGTCGAGATTTGTTGCATTTGAGAAACGTTCTTCAACTTTGTCGACGTACTCATAAATATCAAAGGGAATGTCACCCTCGATGGAGGGGATAATCTCCCCATATTGAAGTTGTTTGAAATGGCGTCGGTGTGTCGGGTCATTCATGACTTCATCGAATGTGTCATACCCCGAGAGAGCACCGAGGTAGGCGAGGGATGTATGACCACCGTTAAGGATACGAATCTTGGTCTCTTCGTAGGGTTCAATGTCTTTCGTGATGACAACACCAACTTGTGTCAAGTCTGGAAAGTCTGAAGCGAAGTTATCTTCGATGACCCACTGCCTGTACTCTTCTGTCTGGACGGCGTTGTAACCATAACCTGGAAACCTCTTTTCAACATCTTCGCGGAGAGTATCGGTTGTTCGAGGTGTGATGCGGTCGACCATACACGAGGGAAACTTGGCATTATCCCGAATCCATACAGCGAGTTCATGTTGGTTCGTGTGATAGAGGTATGCTAGGAACTGTGTCTCGAGGGCGAGGCCATTCTGTCTGATGTTGTCACAGCACAAGATGGTCACAGGTGTTTTACGGTTTCTGAGACCACATGCCAAGTACTCGAAGAGGGGTGAACCAGGTGCGTATCCACTCTCTGTGACGGTGATGGTGATGAGATGAACACTTGGTAAGGTGAGCATGTGTTTGGCGATGGTTCTATTCTTCGTCCAGTCGACGTAATCAAGGTGTGACCTGACAACCCTGTACTCCGAAGGGGTCTTCACGATGTAATCGTCAATCTCACGAAATCCCTCGTCCCTGAGATTGACGGCGACGATACCCCACCTGAGGTCTCCTGTCTTTTCCATATACTCATCTATGTACATGGCCTGGTGTGCTCTGTGGAAGTTTCCATAACCTATATGTACCACACCAGTTTGACAATCGGACTTGTCGTACATTCGTTAAGTTACTTAGACAAATTAAAATTAATACCTTTAAGGATGGATGATTTACTTCGAGTCATGCAGATAATAGACAGTCACTCGAATGTCTTGCCTGAGGGGGACTACCTCGAATTGTGTAAACACTTGAAGAATGCGTACAATAAGAGAGCGGATCCAGTATACTTTTTCGATTACGAAGATTTTAGGATACATCCCATCGGTGAAACCCGAGAGACTTTTCAATATTTTTATGACTACTACTTTGACAAGGCTCTCAACATAGACAGTGATTTCATACAGGGTCAGATAACTTATCTACGAAAGGAGCTTGTGGAGGCGCAACCCATCAAGCGTATCACTAAGAAGGTGAGGGAGAGGGTCATCAAACATTACTGCTACATGAATGGACTTGGTAATGAAGATGTCGAGATTGAGTTTTCCGAGAAGGATCTACAATCGATGTGTAGGGCATTTGTGGACACAGAGAATGAATTTAGACTCAGGTATCGCATGGCTGTCGAAAAGAGACTTGAGTGGTTGGAGCAGTCTGATGACAGACTTGATGAAGTGTAAAAAATGTCAGAGTACTGTAAGAATGGACGTGGTGTTCACGTATGGACGGTTCAACCCCCCGCACCTTGGTCACAAGATGATGATTGAGGAGATTATCAAGAAGGCCAAGCAGATGAAGAAGAAGCCTGTCATAGTCGTTTCACATTCTGTGGGAAACATGAAGAACCCCCTCCCAGTCGCGAACAAGTTGCGTATTTTGAGGAGATGGTTCCCTGATGTGACCTTTATGTCTTCTGCTAAGAATAAGAGCATCGCGAAGATTGTGGAAAACTTTGGTTCCAATTCGGTGATGATTGTTGGTGAGAATCGTAAGAATTCTTTCAAGTTCTTACCATTCAATAAGGTTGCTCTCAAGCGTCCCAACTCTGCGCCATCGGCGACGAAGGCACGTCTAGCAGCTATGAATGGAAATAAAGAACTCTTCAAGGAGTTGACGGGTTACAACTTAACGGATAATATTCGCAATAAGATACGAAAACCGAAGTTGATAAGATAAAGATTTGGAGTCATGACAAGATAATGTTAGCTCTAGCTACATGTAGACCAATACTAACACCGAAACGTGCGAAGCGTTTTAAAATATACGCTACAGCATATAAGAATGTTGACCCTTATCGTGAAACTTCCTTACGGTACATGGGGTACGCGAATGAGCTTGGTGAAGCTTTTACAAC